TGGGAGTAAATGTCAGCCGGCAGCTCCTCGGGATCGGTTTCGGAGCGCACCAGCACCTTGGCGGTGATCTCCACGATGTACGCCCGCATGGGCGGCAGCCCCGGCTGGTTAAACGGTAGCGGGTGAGACGGGATCGGCAGATGTGACAGTTCGTTAACGTGCCCTGCATCCGGGGCACTGTGCCCTGTCGGTGGGGTACAGTTCACACATCAACGCACCGGACCGATGATCCTCCCCACCCTCACCGATCGCGCCAACCACTTCCTGATCTCCGTCGATGGCACCGAGCTGGTCCGCTTCTGCGAGGCCGGCGGCCACCAGATGATGATGACCCGCTTTGCTGTCGAGGATGGCCAGTGGGAGCCTCAAGGTGGTGGCTTTGATTGGACTGGCCGCATTCGTCAGCGTTATCAGCAGCTCACCGCTAAGGGCTATCACAAGGTCGCCTGATCTTCACCGGGCCGCTTCGGCGGCCCTACTCTCGCCACCATGACCGAACCATCAACTGCCGCGATCCTGCGCGCCATAGCTGCCGACCTGCACATGGAATCGCCGCTAGGCGACACCGACGCAGATGCAGGCGTGTTTGCTGCTCATCACGCTATTCGCCAGCGCATCCTGCAAATCGCTGCTGAACTTGAATCCCATCCATGACTTACATCCTCCGCATCGGTCCGTGGCATATCGGACCGTTCACCACCCACATCGCTGCCACCACCTTCGCGGAGCAGCACGGCTGCGACGATTACACGATGATCCCGCTGGATGATCCGGCCGAAGCGCCCGGCAACATCCACCGCCTCCGAATGGCGCCGCTGCAGCATCCGATGGCGCGCTAGCCCTTGCTGCCCGTGACGCCGAGATCGGCGTTGTAGCGGCCTGTGGCGGCATAGCTCCGGTCTGGGCGACCGCTCACCAGTAGGAACTTCATCTGGCCAATGCGCAGGCCAGGCCAGATCGGCAGTGGATGCATCCGGCGGCCATTCTTCAGCTCCATGGTCAGCCTGCTGCCATACCAACCTGGATCACACCATCCGGCCTCAGCATGATCCCAGCCTTCGCGTGCGCGACTTGACTTGAGAACGAACTGCGCACCGACGTGATCGGGCAGGTTGAAGATCTCCCTGGTCTCCGCCAGGAACCACTCCCCCGGCTGAATCCAGAACGGATCCTTCTGCGTGTGGCCGGTGATGCCAAGGATCTGCAGCTCAGGATGGCCGGCCACCTCAATCATGATTCGATCGCCCAGCGTCACGTCCAAGCTGGCTGGGTTCAGGTGATCATCGTTGTAGGGCGTCACCATCGCCTCCTGCTTGCACAGGCGGCAGATCTCATGATCAGGTAGGAGCATCAGGCGTAATCCCAGCGGCGGCGCTTGCCATCAGCGCGACGACCGAGATGGATGAAGGCCGGTGCAGCGTAGCCGAGGCTGAATGGCCAGTTCTCATCGCACCACTTCTCGACAGCTTTCATGTCGGCGCCATCGATCACAAAGTCGACCGCACCAACGCCAGGTGCTGAGTAGAGGTGCTCGCTGTTGGTGGCACCACCCACCGACGCATTGATCGCCGCCGGCCTATAGCCGCTGGTCAGGATGATGCTCTTGCTGCCGAACCGTTGCCGCACACGCTCGAGGAACGCCGCCAGCTCTGCTGCAGTGTTCACCTGATACTGATGCCGGAATCGACGCGCCTCCTGATCGAGCGCGAACTCACCGAGCCGGATGTGCGGGGTGATCCGTGCGCTGAACGATGAGTCTGGGGTCAGCCTGGCCGGTTCCTGCTGCACCTTCGGCCGATGGTCACCCCACAGCTCGCCTTCTGCTTTGCGCCGCCGCAGTAGACCAGCTTCGACGTTGCTGCCAGGGTTCCTGTACAACTCCATGGCGGCGGGCGCCTTGTCCCATGCCTGCTCGCGCAGCACCTTGCTGATCGTCTCGAATCCGGGTGTGCCGTAGAAGTCAGCACCGAGGTTGTAGGCAAAGCTCACTAGCGCCGATCGCTGGTTGTCGTCCATCACCTTCCAGTGCGGGATGGTGCTGGCCAGTTTGTCGGCGATGCGATCCACCTCAAGGCGGAGCATCATGTCGGCCTCGATCATGGTGATCTTGTCGCCACGCTTCACCGGCACGCCACCGCTATAGCGGGTGGTGCCATAGCCGATCGTCCATGGATCGCCACCGCTGAGCGGATCGGGGTAAGCAGAGAGATGCACACCCTCGAACTGCTTGATCAGGTTGATGCCAGCCGATAGATCGATTTGCTTTCCATCCTGCGACCAAGCCTCGAACCACGGCCGATCACGCCGCATCGCCTGCTGATAGCCATTGGCAGCAAGATCTTGCTCGAGCAGGCTGATCGCCGCGGCCTGATGCGGGAGTCCCTTGTAGTACCGAAACAGAGCCTGCAGTGTGATCGGCGCCGTGTTGGCCATGTCAGCGGCGCTTAGGGAACACAACACGCAGCGCTTGAAGGAGGAGCTGAATCCAACTGTTGGACTTCAGCGGGGAGACGGCGATGATCTCGGAGCCAGCGGCCACGATGATCGCGATGATCGCAATGGTTTCAGGGGACATAGCAGCAGTGCCTGAATCTCTAAGTTACTGCTGAAGCTCCAGTGCGCGCACGCGTTTGTCCAGGTCGGACAGTTCGTTGCGTGCGTCGATCTTCAGCTCTTCAATCGATTTGGCCATCTGCACCACAGTGGCCTCGATCCGTGCGGACTGGATCTGCATCGAGATCAGCAGACCACCGATGGCGATCATGCCAGTAGCTAAGACGGTGGGCAGCGAGGCGGAGAAGACGCCACCTACGCTCTGTGGTTCTTCAGCCATCGCTGTGGCGACTTCCATCCCATCCATCGTAGCGATCGAACGGGTCCGGCCTCCCCTGCAGGATGACCACCGCACGGCGATAGTAATGATTGTCCGTCTTCCCGACACGCTCGAGGTGGTCGCGAATCTTGCGCCAATTCTCGAGAGTGTCGCGATCCATTAGCGGCCTTGCCCCCTCAGCGGCTTACGCCCGCGGCGCCGTGGGCGGGACTGTTGTCCATACCCTTGGCGTGTGGTCTTCGGTGGTCCCGGCTGATGCTCAATGCGAGCGGTGCCGGTCTTGCTGCGGACGGCCATTAGATCCCGAGCAGCTCCTTCAGCTCCTCCACCGTCAGCCCACTAGCGGCCAGCTTTTCAGCAGGCGTCAGCTCGGCAGGTGGCTCAGGTTGCGGGCGGGATTCGATTTCCGCAATTTCTTCGGCGGTCAGTTCGACGATTTCCTGCTCGCCGGTTTGTACGTCAACAACGATGCGGTGCATGGCTTAGCCCTCAAAAAGGATGTTGATGGTGCCAGCATCGAACGTGTCGGTGCCGTTGACGGTGGTAATGCGAATACCTGTTAAGGCTGCTGATAATGAGACAGTAGCCGCAGCAGTTCCAACACGCGCACTAGCAGAGTCTCCCCCACACCAAGACATACTCCAGCTGTTGCCAGTTATGTTATTGATCACAATGGGTCCAACTCTGCTGTAACTAGCACTGCCATCAGCCATAATTGCCATGCCAGTTGTTATATTAGTCACTAGAGATCCAGTGCCCGTTAAAGAAATATATGAAAGACCGTTATATCCAGATGTAGTAGGTGTAAATGATCCTGTTCCTAATTGGAGCTGAACTACACTTGTTCCATTTGTAGAAACTCTATCAAGCATCACCGTAATCCGCTTGACCCAGCTCGGGATGCTGGTGAAGTCAATCGACGTGCCACTGGTCGAAGCAACTGCAGTGCCCGACTTGATCGTGCCTTGAATTGTGGTGCCGGTGATCGTGGTGCTGCTGAGCGTGGCAATCGTGGCGCTACCGTCAGTCGCCAGCACGATGTTGTTGCTGCCGGAGCTGGCGTTCTTGAGGTTGGTGGTGGATAGCGTGCTCATGGGGTCACCTCCTGAAAGGGGCGATGGATTTGCTTGGCCGCTTCATAAGCAGCAGAGGCGGCGACAGGATCGTCAAACGTTCCAAGGTGTAGCTGTTTTTTATTCACAACCAGTTTGGCTCGATATTTGCCGTTCCAGTGATGGACGCCGACATAACCTGTGCTGTTGCGCTCTGGAAGACGATTTTGATTGTGACCGTTTTCAACCTGGGTAACGATGCGAAGGTTGACCCAGCGGTTATCGGCAGGTTTGCGATTGATGTGGTCAATTACGCCATCAGGCATTTCTCCAGTCATATACAGAACAGCAAGCCTATGAACGAAGTAGTTGCGGCCGTCTAGTTGAACTTCAACGTGCCCTGAACGATTAACGGATCCAAGGATGTCACCAGCTTTATTTTTGCTTCCACGCCTGTTCATGGAGCAGATCAGCAAGCCTGTTTCAGGCTCGTATGTAGCTAGTTGTTTAAGGCGCTCTTGGGTAATCATGACATCATCCTTCATATAAAATGTTGATCGACCCGGCGTCAAACGTGTCGGTGCCGTTGACGGTGGTGATGCGGACGCGATCCAAGGTGCCGGATAGGGTTTTAACACCTCCGCATACCCAGCCAGTTTGCGTACCTCTACGTCCAGAACCTTGAGCCACCCAGATGTTTGAGCCAAGCAAAGCAAGAACAACAGCACCTCCAATCGCATATGTTGCAGACATTGCGTCCATCAATCCGAAACCAGTTGTGAAATCAGTGGTTGCCATAGTTGTAGAGCCAAATCCCGTACCACTTGCTTGATAAGATGTCGCGTCAATGCTGCCAGCACCTATTCGCACAAGCGGAATACTTGTTCCATTCGTACTCACCCCGTTAAACATCACCGTGATCTTTTTCACCCAGCTCGGGATCCCAGTGAAGTCAATGCTGGTGCCGCTGGTGCTGTTCTGCGCGGTGGCAAGCGTCATCCGCCCGCGATCAGCAAAGCTCAGGGTGCCGCTGCCGTTGGTGACCAGTGCTTGATCGGCGGAGCCATTACCAGTCGGAAGCACCAGCGTGTTCGACCCAGCCACCGCCGGAGCGTCGATCTCGGTGTAACCCGATGTGCTGCCGTTGAGACGTAGGGTCATGGGGCCACCTCCAGGGCGGTCTTGATGTCGTCAGGAGTAGACGCGCCTTCAATCACGTCTTGGATCAGGGCGTACTTATCGCGGATCTCTTGCCGCTTAGCTTCAGCTTCAGCAGCGTCAGCACCAGGGATTTGCTTGGCGATCACCTCATCGTAAGGCTTGAACTCCTCAGCGCGTTGCTGGCGGCGACGGTCGTGGCCGATCTTTTTGCACTTATCGAGGTCATGCTCCACGCAGCAGTCGCCCATGACCCACGCATTGCGGAAGTAGCGGTCGCTGGGGATGTCGGCTTCGTCCACGATCTCGTAGGGCACGCCTTCGGGTACGTCCTTCGCAGCGACTTCTTCAATAGGCAGCTCGCCAGTGGGGATGATCACCGCGACGCCGCCGGATTCAGTTTGGTAGATAATTCTGTTCATGGCGTTAGCGGAAGATGGCGACGGAGACAAATTTTGTATCAACCATGTTGCCAAAACTAAAGCCATACATACAGCTAAACCTAAAAGCTGTTGTTGTTGGCGCAGATTCAGTGCCTGACCCGCTTGTAATAGTGTTGATGTTTAATGCAGTGCCTCCAGTGCCAGGTGCACCAATGCTTACGTTGCTTGCGTAATTCGCATCCGCCAACGCCGTCGTGAAGTTAACCGTATAGTCTCCCACCCCGTTATCCGTAATGCTGCTCACGTTGTAGCTGGCGCGGATCGCCACGGTGCCGGTGCCGTTGAAGTTCACCCACGCCTTGCACAGCTGCCCCTGTTCAGTGGTGCCGATCTTGGCGAAGGTGACGGCGTTGGCAGCCAGCACATCAGTGTCAACCGTGCCATCAGGGATACCCCCAACGCTGATGCCAGTGATTGTTCCAGAGCCGTTGATTGCGATTGGCATGACTTACACCACCACCCAGGAAGCACCAGAGGGCACCGTAACGGTCACCCCAGAGTTGATCGTAATCGGTCCGGCTGACATGGCGTTTTTGTTTGCAGTCAGCTGGTAGCTGGCAGTAACAGTCTGCCCGTTCTCGTAGAAAATGTCATCCGACGATCCACCCGTTGCACCGCCGCCGATGGCGCCCCAGGCGCTGGCTTTGTAGCCCTCGAATTGGTTGAGGGTGGTGTTGTACCGGATCATCCCGTTGACCGGGGAGCCGGGGCGTTGGCCGGTGGTGCCGTCCGGCAGTTCCAGCGCCGTGGTGGTGCCGAGGATCACGTCGCCGGTGAACGTGGCGCCAGTCAAAGATGCCAGACCAAGGTTTGTGGAGGCCAGCGTGCCAACAGTTACCCAAGCCGAGTTCGCGGCATTGCGGATCTTGAGCAGGCCGGTGGTCGTATCAGGCCACCACTGGTAGGCGTAGGTAGTGGTCGGTTCAGTGGCGCCGCTGTTGTTGGTGGCGATAGCGCCCAGCGCACCGTTCAGGTCTGAGCGGACAGCAGCACCTGTGCCGTTGGCTATGACGTAATCGTGCTGAGCCACGAATCAGGCGTCCTTTAATACAAGAAGTTTAGCCCTGCCGTCCATATCCGGTTGCACTCCATGTGAAGTTGCGGGTGACGGGACTACCGCCGGAGTTGAAAAAGCTGATCTGGAAGCCGGTGCCAGTCACGTTGGAGATTTGGAAGTAATCGCCGGCCTGCAGGTTTTGTGCCGTCACACCCACGCTGGGCAAATAAGCGTTCAAGCCGCCGATGCTGGCCGTTCCAGTGAAGAACGGGTAGGGGAACGTCACGGCGGTGCTGGTGGTGCCGCTGACGGCAGAGGTGCTTTGCTCGGTCCGGCGTTGGACGGTGGCGAGGTAGCCCAGCTCATCGACAAGGATGTTTTCGGCAACGTCGTTGCTGGTCAGCGTGGTGCGGAACTGGAAGCCACGGCCACGGAAGGTGCCATTGACGAACGGCTGCCATGCGTTCCACGTCGGGGTGCCGCTCGGGTTGTCGGTGGTGCTGCGGAGTTCGAGGATGGCGTTCACCGCGTCGATCACGCCGCCGTCCCAATCGCTCCAGTCGTCCACTTCGGCTAGGCGGCTGTCGATCAGATCGCTGGGGTAGTAGCCACGGGTAACGAAATAGCGGCTGAAGTCGATAGAGAACGTGTTGCCGAAATCGACGGTGGTGGCGAAGTCGTAGGTGCCGGAAGACTGCACCGAACCCATCACGTCGAAGGTGGGCAGCAGATCCACATCAGGCACGTCATCCAGCAAGTCCGAGCCATCCAGCGTCAGGGCGTCAAACTCCTCGCTGTAGAAGGTGTTGGTGCGTGTGCCCTGGAACGGTGGGACGTCTTGGTCCTCGCGGCGGTTGATCAGGGTGAGGGGTGCCAGCGTGTCGGGCAGGTCGATGATGATGCTGGTTTCGCTGGTGCTTTGGCGGCCGCCGTCGTCCTCAAACTTGACCAGCACTTCGCCTTCCACCAGCGGGATGATGGCCTCGGTGGCGCTGCCGGATTTGGCGGGAATCAGGTCAACGCTGTTGCTCCAACTTGCGCTGCCATCGGTCAGGTTGCTGTGGCGGATGTGGATTTTGCCGCCAACCTTTACGTCAAGGTCTACGGTTTCGTCCCAGCGCAGGCGACCGGAGTTGGCGTTGATGGCCTCAAAGCTCAGGTTCTGGACGTTGCCGGGGACGGCGGTTTTGCCGATTGCCGCAAAGTTGAGTGAGGCCGGCGACGTGCTTGGTGTGCGCGCACCGTTGAGCGTATAGACCCGGATCTCGTAGGTCTGTGCAGTGGTGTCGAGGATCTCGTAATCAGTCTGCGGAACGTTGGCCGTTGTCCAGTTGCCATTCAGTGGGCGCCATTGCACCTGATACTCAGATGCACCGACCACAGCGCCCCAGCTCACAATCAACTTAACCCGTGCTTGGCCGTTGCTTTCGTAGATGGTTTCTAATGCTGTGAGGTTGCTCGGTGCCGGATTCGGTTCGTTGAGTTTGGTGATATCACGAGCCTCGAGCTTGAAGCCGCGCTCGACATAGTTGTATTTGCTGGCGTTGTACGCGATCGCAGTGACTTCGTACTGAACTCGATCGATCTCACTGACGGTCAACACGCGCCAAGTGCTGGCCTCCACCGTGTCGTTGCTCAGCACCCAGATGCTGTTCGCATTAGGCGCTGCGCTGAAAGCTGAAGCCACCGTGATGTTGGCGCCTGTGATGTTGGTGATTGCCTTGCTTTCAACGGTCCCATCAGGAAGCACAACGGACAACGTGGCTGCATCGCCGCTATCAAGGTCAGTCTCAGCAGTGTCGTCGACCGTGATCACGGTGGTGGTGGCTGCTGTGATGCGGCCGCCGCGGCGCACACCAGCCTTCACCGGATCGGCCACCTCGATTACCTGCCCTGGTCTGACGACCACGCCAGCGTCCACGGAGGTTCTGAAGGAAACCACCTCGGTCTCGTACTGCTCGGTATAGAGCAGCCACTCGCCGAGGCGGGCAGCTTGCCCGCGGCTGGTGCAGGCGAAGGCTTTGATGTTGGTGGTGATGACGCCATACTTCGCGATGGCGTCCTTGTCCTCCACTACCTCGTAGGCAATGTCCTGCGTCTCGAGATCGAGGTAGCTGATGATCGCGACCGTGTGCCTGGTCTTCAGATCCGAGCCGGTGTAGGTGAAGCCATCAGCACTGACATTGGCCAACGTGAATAGATAGCTGGCATCGGCCGGCTTGTCTTGGCTGATCGTCAGGCTGCCGGTGCTCCAGTACGGCATCACCCGCATGACGGAGCACAAATCGTTAATCAGCTTGTAGGCCTCCTCTTGGTTCTGAATCAAGGCATTGCAGGAGAACCGCGGCTCGAATCCACCGAAACCATCGTCGACAGTGGCCGAGGCGTACTGGCTGGCGGAATAGAAGGCGAACTTGTCGAGTTGGCTAGCAGTGATGTGATCGCCCAGTCCCCAGCGGGTATTCGTCAGCAGTGCGTAGAGGATCCAAGCTGGATCTGAAGTCCAGACCGCAGCGCCGAAGGTGCCATCCCATACGCCGACATAGCTGATGGCGCCGGTGGTCTGATTCACAGTCCCGTTGCTCGGGATCTGCACCTTCATCCCGCGGATGCGATAGCTGCGGTTTGGAATGCTGCTGAACTGCTCAGCATCCAGGCGCATCGCAACCAGTCCGCTGTTGGGATAACGCAGTTTCTGCTCAGTGATCTCGGTGTAGCTCGACCAGTAGAAGTCGTTGAGCAGGTTGGTGTCGACGCTATCGGCGGTGACGCGCACCACGCGCACATCAACCGGGAACGTCCCGGTGAAGCTCACCTTGTAGTCCTTCTGATATTGATCAGCGGTGCGGCCGGCGATCGTGTCATCGATCACGGTGGTGTAGCCGCCACCGTTGTATTGCACTTGGATCCGCAGATTCAAGTTGGTGCCTCTTACATCACCCTCATCGGTGTATTGCTCAAGTCGCGGCACCGTGATGGTGACCCGAACGGCGTCGACTGTGGTGTCGGTGATGGTGCGTGTGATCGGCGTGGCCTGCTCGACCTTTACCTGAACGCTGCTTTCTCGTTCAATATCGGAGAAGCCGGGGATGTAGGTCTGCGCCTGCGTGCCATACCTGGTCTGCAGCGTGACGTTCTGGAAGTTGTAGTCGGCCGTCTGCGGATTTGTCGCATCAGCGCCTTGGCGCAGAATCTGCGTGCCGTTCAGGAATACATCCTTGAGCAATGCGCGGTTGTAGTCAGCGCTGTCGCGTGCGTAGGTTGCGGCCGACGGGAAGCCTTCGATCTCGCCTTCACTTAGCAGATCGACGAACGTCGCATATTGCTTTGAGGCCAGCGTGTCGGGATCACGAACTGGCGTCCGAGTTGGCGCGACGACGGTCTGCTGAACAACGGTCCCACCACCGCCGCCGCCGCCACCTGCACCGCGGATTAGTTCGCTCATGCTTCTATCTGCACGGTGTCGATGCCGGCCGAGATCACCACGGAGCCGCAGATCACCTCACCGAACGCTAGGGGCAGCGGCACCCCGGCTCGGCTGGTGTTCTGAATCCCGCTGAAGCTATAGGACTTCTGCGGATCCATCTCGGTGTTGGTGGTGCCCTGCGATCCGCTGTAGGTGCCAGAGCTGGCCAGCGTTGGCGTTGGCGTCAATGCCTGCGAGATGCCGCCCAGGATCAGCGCACCACCGAGCAGACCGATCTTGGTGACGGTGGCACCAGCAAGACCAAGGCCAAGGCCAGGGATGAAGATCGCTGCAGCGACCAGCGCAACACCAGCAAGGATCTGTCCAACGCCACCGCCTGCACCACCAATCACCGGCACGATCTTGATCGCATTGCTGCCAGCCGGACCGTGCAGCTCCTCCATTCCTACGGCATGATCACCGACGATCACGCGATAGTGGCGCGCCTCTTGACACATGTGCCGCTCGACCTGCGGATAGTTGGCCAGCAGGAATCGAATCGCCTCTGCTGCACTATCAACGGCCGCCATGAACTTGCGCCGTCCGAGGAACTTGGCCAGCTGCCCATACACTCGGA